ATGACCACGAACCCGAACGACTTCAACGCCACGCTTGAGGCGAAAAACAAGGAGCACAAGTCACTAATCAAGCCCACCATACGTATTTTCAAGTATTGGAACGCAACCGCCGGATTCCCGTTTCAATCCTTTGAAATGGAGAAGTGGGTCTGCGGCCTGAGCTTCTGGTTCCTCGCCAATCAGAAGGACTACTTCCTTGCGGTCATAGAAAATTTGAACACCAGCACGTCGTACTCGCAATGGGTGAACAATGAGATCACACGCGCAAAGAATATCGTGGCCAATGTCAGGCAATACGAAAAAGATGAGATGCCGGCGACGGCGGAGAACGAGATCAAGAAGTTATTTAGGCTCTGAGGAAAATTTCTATGGCATTAAATCTGGCGAAAGCCGTACTGGGCTACTTGAAAGAACGGCCTGATGAGAAGCTGACTGCGCGGCAGATCGCCGAGTGGATCTTTGCGACCTTCCCCGATGAATGCCAAGCGAAGAAGCAGAGCAGCCATTACGTGAGTACTGACGCTGAGCTGGTGCAGCAGCTGGTTGCGGAAATTAGCTCGCAGCGCCCGCGTTTGCAGAAACGGCACCCAGAGTTGAAGACCACCGAGGGTCGGCCACGCAAGTACTACTACTCGGAGAAATCTGACGTCGCCGAGGTTGCGGCTGCTGAGGGCGTGGTTGCCGCTCCTATGACCGACAGCAGTAATGCCAAGCTCGGGGAACACGCGATGTACCCGCTGCTCTCGCTGTATCTGTGGGAAGAGTTCGGGGTCTATTCGAAGCGCATTGACGAGAAGCGTTCATCGAACAAGCGAGGGCCGAACGGCAACCGCTGGCTGTACCCGGACGTGGTCGGGATGGAGGACTTGGGCGCTGAGTGGCACCAGGAGGTGCGGGACTGCGTGAATCAGTATTCTGACAAGCGCACCAAGCTGTGGTCGTTCGAGGCCAAGTTGCTGATCAACCGGTCGAACGTGCGTGAATGTTTTTTCCAAGCGGTTTCCAACTCGTCGTGGGCCAATTTTGGATATCTGGTCGCAGCAGAAATCGAAGGCCAGGACACGCTCAAGGAGCTGCGAATGCTATTCGCTGCGCATGGCATTGGCTTGATTAAGTTGGATGCCGAAAATCCAGCTGAAAGTCAGGTCTTGATTCCGGCCCGAGAAAAGGACGAAATCGATTGGGATATGGCCAACCGGCTGGCAACCGAGAACCGGGATTTCCTGGAATACGTGAAGCTGGTGAAGCAGTTCTATCAGACTGGGGAAGCAAGGCTCGCCGATTGGGATGTGCCTGAGACAATCGACTGATGAAGGCTACTCTAGGTGGCCGATCACGTATAGGCGCTGCTCTCCACGCTGAAACCAGCCAGTCCATTTGTTGCGAGAGTGGGCGCAGGTCCGACTCACGATCAAAGCAAAACCCTCGCAGCCTCGATCTTTGGCCGAAGCGAAATCACTGACGTCGAATTTCGCATTTCGAACAAGCGTTGTCGCGACCATTTTCATCGCAGACTCGAATAAATCTATCAGGCTCGCCTCCAAGGCGTCGTCGATGCTCATCGATGACACGTCATCGATGACAGATTTTTTGAATCGATTGCTCATTATTTCTGTTCCGTTGTGGATTTTTATGACACGAAAGCTATGTTTGGCGATCAAGCTAATCTCTTTCACACATTGCCAGATCAGGCGTTGCGAAGTACCAAGGCCGTCTCAGCGCCTCGCCTCAGCACCAGCCCAGGTAGCAATCTGCCGCCGCCGTAAACCCACCGGCGAAGTTCTTGCACCACACCTGGCCAGTCGCGCTGATTGACCCGCCGTCGAAGTGTCGACGTCTGCAACCGACCGGCCCCGAGGTTGAACGTGAAATCCACAATGGCCGCAAGCCGCCCCTCCGGCTCAGTGGCCAGTACGGGGCAGCTGCGCAGCGTGGCTCTTAGTGCATCGGCCATGTCGGCAGCAAGATAAGCCTCGCCCTCTTCCATGGTGATCGGCGGATGCTTGGCATCGCAAAGGTGACCGTAGCCGATTGTCCAAAACCCTGCCGGACAGACATACGGATAGGCTCGGTCAGGGTCTGACTTAGGTACCCGGCAGAACCCCTCGAAGCGCTTGGCCAAATCGATCGCTGCCTGTGGCACCTCAATCACGGCCGGACCTTGTCAAACACGCGGCCCAAAAACCAGAAGTTCAGAACCCCCGCCCAGAGCGCCTGATCGGCTTCGGTCCAGGCGTGCAGGACAGCTGTACAGCATTCGCAGGCGCTCAGCCAAAGGCTTCAAGGTCTTGATGTACACCAGCGGTTCACCGCCCCAAAACTCAATGCGTTCGGGAGCCTGGCTCAGGCTGGCGGTCAACTGCCGCAGGAAATCCTCCACATCCTCGGGGTTCGTGCTTTCGGCATCAGAGCACCTCCATCTCAATGTGGATTTCAACGCTGGGACGCTCGCCCAGGTAAACATGCCCGAAATGAAGCAAGTGGCTCGGAAATACCAGCAGCAAATCCGGCTGAGGGTTGATCATGGAAACGCGCTTTTCACCGGGCAGCGCATTGCTGCCATAGGGGCCGATCGGGCTTTGCAAGACCAATGCGCCGTCGTACTCGCCTCTCTCAGGGTCAGGGTGGGCGTCCCCATCAATCCAGTAGATGGCAGACAGATGGGCTGACTCCACATGGGGCGGTACAAAGTCACCTGTGAACTGAACAACTTCCCTGCCGGTGATGGATGCGATGCCAATACCGAAAGCCTCGCTGGTTACGGCTTTGATTCGTGAGAACAGGTCTGCAAATGCAGGGTCCATGGATTCGAGTGACTCACGGGTCGAGCGGCTCCAAGGTTTTCTATCGGGGTTGAGTTCGCCATAGACGGCGAGCGTCTTGTCCTTGAGGACCTGGCGTTCCGCGTCAGTCAATCCAAGTTGGATGCGAAAGACCGGAGTTGGAAAAAGCAGTTGCATCATGCGGCCACCACCGCAATCCGCGCATCCTCTGCGCCTGGAAAATACTTCCAGCCGAACTTCACCCGGATTTCATCTCCAGCAGTCATGCCTGCCGCAGAGACGGGAACCGAAGCCAAACCATGAGACGCACGCACGCGTGTAAAAGGCACCAGCCCACTCACAGCTTCCAGGTAGACAACAACCTCCCGATCAAGCAGTTGACCAGCTACATCCTCGATGCGCAATTCGATCAAGGCACTGCCGCCTGCTGCAACACTGGCAGGCGCTTGCACATGAATGAACGGAAACGCCATGGTGCGAACAGCGCCGCTGCTGGCCGCATCGCTCCAGACCAAAGCGCAGTGCTCATCGACCTGAATGTTGGCATCCGTCGCCTGCGCGTTGAGGTTCACCGTGATGAATAACTCATCGTCACTGGCCGCTGCGAATGGCACGTTGATGCCCACCAGCAGATTTCTCTTGAGGCGTTGGGCGTAATCGACCGCTGTCTCGCGATTGGGGAGTGTCTCTGGGTACAGCGCAAAGACAGGAAGAAACGCCCCGGCATGAACAGCCACAAAGTAGGTCTGGTGATCGCACCAGTCGTAGCGCTTGCGCAGGTCACCAACGTTGACGACCACGGACTCGATCAACGACAAGCCTGTATCACCACTGGCCGCTTCATCGGTCGCAAGCGCAGGGAGATACAAGGAAACGCTGAGGTCACTGGTGGCGGGGTCGAAACCAAGGTGAACGGTGGGTTGAAACTGGGGATGGATTTGTGCGTTGCGCACTGCAATGATTTTCATGAGCGGAGTCCTTAGCAGCAGCAATCGCAGTTGCAATTGCAGTTTGTGTTTCGATAAATGCGCACCGTGTTGTCAGTCGCGACCTGAACCAACGCAGTGGCTGCTAAAGCGCCACCAACGCCATCGCCAACGTTTCCGCTGTACTGGAATGCCGCCACGGCAGTAGGACGTCCGCTTACCCCTGTCCAGGGCACGCTGCCTGCGCTACCCGCGTAGTTCACTGAGAAGTTCGACGGGTTGTAGACATAGAAGTTAGTGCCGTCGTTGCCTCCCCAAAGCCAGGTGGGTTGGCCAGCTTGCCCAGACCAGTTGTAGGTACCAGCACCTGCGGTTGAATTGAGCTGACTTGCCGTTGCCGCGTTGCCACTCACGCTGATGGGCCAGGTACCCGATGCACCAGTCCCGCCGGGTTGTGGAGGCGTAAAGCCAAGTGCAGCAATCACCTGCGCATAGGTCGGCGCTGTGGCGTTGATAACACCGAGTGCCCTGCGCGCTGTTGCGGCTGTGCCGTCTGAGCCCAACAAACCCGTGAGGTAGTCGTTCATAGAATCAAGGGCAGTTTTGAACTGCCCTTGGGTTACTGTTGTGCCAGTGAAAATGGCCTTGGATGGAATAGCTGCCATGAATGCCTCCGGTTATTTCCACATGGGCGCGGAGTCCCCCTGACCCGGCACATAGCCAGGCGCAAAGGTGACGATCACGCCGTCTGCGCGTTTGAGATAAATCTTTCCGTCCGCCACGTTGAGTACCAACTCACCCAGCGTGACTTGCGCAGCGGTAGGCACGGCAGCTGCCGTGCTGCTGCGCTTGTGCAGGATGGTGTTGGCCATGGTTAGAACGAGCCTCCGTCAATCGTGGCGCTGGTGGACAAAGCGTCCGTGATGCCAAAGCCAGAAAGGGTTGTGGGCTTGCCGCTGACGCTCGTCCACGCGGGCGTGACAGTGACAGCCGTACCGATTGCCGTGACCCGGCCCTTGGCATCGACCGTGATAGGTGACACGGCAGTCGCACTGTTGTTGTATGTGCCTGCAGTCACGCCACTGGCAGCCAACGTCAGCGCCATGGAAGTTGTGCCTGAACCAGTGACGTCCCCTGTCACGGTGATGTTTTGGTTGGCTGTGATGTAGCCTGGGTTGGTTCCCGCAGTGACCCGTCCAGTAACGTCCACCGTCATGCTTGAGTAAGTGCCAGCCGTGACGCCCGAGGCGGTGATCGACAAGGTATTGCCGGACTTGGTCAAACCAGTACCCGCAGTAAGTTGGCCCAAGCCGTTGAATTGCTGGAAGGTCAGCGCGGTTGTGCCCAGGGTGATCGCACCATTGGTTGCAAGAACCCAACCTGAGTCAGCGTAACTGGTGCCTTCCTCAACAAAGACATAAAGGCCAGAGGTCAGTTCGCCGCCCGGAGAGTTGTCAGCATCTGCCGATCGAGCCCATGCACCCGCCGCTGCAACATACAAACCGTTTTGCGCACCAGCAGTTTGGTCTTTTACCAAGACACGGTCACCTGCCACCAGTACCACACCGTCAATGGTCTGAATGCCAGACAAGGTGATGTTGGCCGTCGTAGTCGCCCGAACCGACGCTTTGAAATCAAGGCCAGTGATGGCGTTGTCTACGTATTGCTTGGTCGCAGCGTGCAGCGCATTGGCGGGGTCAGCAGCCAGCGTCAATGCACCGGTAAGCGTGCCACCTGCAAGCGCCAAGGCATCGGTGATGCCGTAGCCGGACAGTGTGGCGGGTTTGCCAGTAACGCTGGACCAAGCCGGTGTCAGAGTGACCGCAGCGCCTGTACCCGTGATCCGGCCCTTGGCATCCACAGTGAAAGGTGTAACGGCTGTGGTGCCGTTGTTATAGGTTCCCGCAGTGACACCGCTGCTGGCCAGAGTCAGTGCAATCGCTGTTGTGCCGGAACCCGTTGCATCACCAGACACCGTGATGTTCTGGTTGGCAGTGAGGTAACCCGGATTTGAGCCGCCGGTCACGCGTCCTTTGGCATCTACCGTGACGTTGGAGTAACTGCCTGCGCTGACACCACTGGCCGCCAGTGCCAGCACCACGCCACCCGAGAGCGTGCCGGTACCAGTTGCATCGCCACTGACTGCGAAGCTGTCGGCCTTCTTGGCAAAGACACCCGAGCCAGCGGCGGCGGTGACAACACTTCCGGACTCGCCGATGAACAGAGTCTTGCTGACTTCGGACCAGGCCAGTTCACCCACTGCAAGTGTGGGCGGTGTGGCGGTGGTGGCTGACCGTTTGATTTGAATAAGGTTGGGCATAAGGTTCTCCGTTGAAATTTAGAAATAGCCCGCGTCCAGGGCCAAGGCAGTGACATCAGGCAAGGGGCCGGGCGGACCGACCGCCCCCTGATCGCCCTTTGGGCCTTGAGGCCCGGGAACGGTGAGCGTGACTTCAACTGAAGTGCTGTCCCATTGCGGCTCTAGGCTTAGGCTGACTTCGCTGGTGGTGATGATCGTTGTGCTCATTGACCGGCCTCCATTTACTGGCTCACATCGGGCACCACTGGCACGATGAATGTTTCAGTCGATCGCACCATCCCGCCGTCATGCACTTCGACATCGCAGTACAGATTGGCGGGTGCCGGGAATATGGCCGACTGCGCCGGATCAACAAGCGAAAGGTAAAAGCGGCCAGGGTTCACGGTCTGGTCAGGGTCAATTGCCGCCGACAGATTGGCAACCAAACCTCCAACGCTGGTGCGCAGTTGGGATCGAATGGTTTGGTTGGTCAATTGACTCGCCACACCGTTGATGCGGTAAACGCCAGACAAAGCGAAGGTATCGCCCCGCTTGAACGGGGGCGTTGTTTGTGAAGTCATCTCAATATCCTTGAACGTAGGCGTCCACCGTCCCAGCGGTTGCAGCGCCACTGGCGTTGAAACACTGGATCAGCGGACCCGTGATTGATTTGTCGACCACGCGGGCCGTGGTGGCAGAGCCACCGTCTGAATGCAAAGTGAGACTCACGATCACCACGCTTCGCCAGCCGGTGCCAATCGACAGGCGCGAACCGCCCGTTGCAATCTGTACATCCGGCAGGCGAATCGTTTTATCCGACACATCGATTTGCGCCACCACCGAGCCAATCAGGCCCTGCAAATTGCTTTGATCGACATCGATGCGGAATTGGTAGGTCGTTCCACCGTCAGCCCAAGCCCGACCCGGAAATGGCACATAGGCCACGTCCGAAGACTTCTTCCATGTGATCTTCCAGGCATAGCCACTGACGGTGGCAGCGATGGTGAGGCTGCCGCTCTCGGTAAACGTGACGCTGCCAGTCCAGAAAATGGCCTGGTACTGGGGCACCAGAAACACGGCTGTGGTGTTGGTCCACAACTGCGCCGTGTCGTTGCTCCACATGCGCGATGAGTCGGGAGCTACAACCGGCGTCGTATTGAGCGTGTAGCTTGCAAACACGTTCTCCACCGGCGCATCACCTAAGTTGCACGCAATGGCCGTGACGTTCAGGCTCTCATTGCCGGTGGTGTCGACCGCTTTGATCAGAATCTGCCCGGCCCCGTAGGGAATAGTGACCAGATCCCAGGGTGAGACTGCCAGCAAGCCGGTGTGCAATTCCAGCGCGTCCGACCAGGAGCGACTGCCACCTGGCTGCCAACGCACCCGATAACCTGCAAGATCAATGTCTGAGACCGGCCCCCAGGTCAGGCGCTCGCCGTCCAGGCGCAGCCATTGAACATCGGACGGTGGCGCAGTCTTGCCCACCACCTGCACGGTCCCCTGGCTCCAGGCTCCGCGCACACCGATGGAGTTGATCGCCCGAATCCGCACGTTGTAACTCGCACTGTCTTGCACGGGCGACACCCAGGCCACGCCCAACTCGGCAGCCACGATATCCACCGGCGACCATCCCAGATCGGTCGTAGCTTGGGTCTGAACTTCGACCTGCCCCTTCTGAGCGTAGACCTCTGTGGGTGCCGTCCAGCCCACGCGGATGCGGGAAATGACAGAGCCATCAGCCAGTCGCAGTAATTCAGATGTGCCGGAGGTCAGCGTGAGACCCGACACGGCAGGCACGCTGAACGGGTCTGGTAAATTGGACTGAGCGATGACGGCGGCAGGCGACAGGACCGCTTGCGTGTAAACGCTGGCGCTGTATTCACGGGCCACGACATAGACCTCGTCGTTGTCCTTGATCTCGATCTGCATGATCCGGAACAACTTGGCGGACCAGCCCGGCGTTGTATGTGTGATGGGCACCACATCCCCCACCTCGCAGCGCAAGCCTTCCTGAAAAGCGGAGAACTTCACCACCAAGCCGTAGCGGCTCTGGTTCAGCGTCAACTGACCGATGTTCTGCGCACGGTAGCTGTTGGCTGTGAACGGCAGGTCGATCTTGGCTTCCAAAATCAGACCGTTGTCGGTGGCACGCAAAGCGGTGGACTCGATCATTGCCAGATCGGGCTGCCACTTCTTGGCTGGGTTGTAGAACCCAGCGGTGACCCGGTTGTACTTGGCGCGTTTACCGGCCTGGCTGATGACCCAGGAACCAGTGATGTTGCTCTCGGTGAACCCAAAGCCCGAGGCCGTGGTAGCTACGTCAAGCACCAACCGGTACTTGCCGCCGCTAAACACCAACATGCCCCGGCACGCGGTGAGCAATGCGCGCACGTTGTCATACGCAGTCTGGTTAGTGTCGATCGTGCCGTCGCAGGCGTAGGCTGCATAGTTCACCTGGGCGAGCGTATGCTGGCCAGAGCCTGCTAAAGTCAGATCGATCGCGGTCCCAGCAAAGGCATTGGCCAGCGTGGTGGCGAGTTGGTAGCTGGTGTCAGTGACCTTGATCGCGTAATAAGTCGTTCCCGCCACCAACGGACTGGGCACGGTGGCGGTACTGCTCACCTTGACGCCATCCCCTGTGTCGATAGGTATCGGCTGGGCGAAAGTCAGCGCTTCAGTGGTGGTGCTGACAGTAAAGATGTCAGAGAAACTTGGAGCCGTTATCCGAATATCGCAGGCGTTCGCAGCTGCTGCAATGCTCGTGTCATCGATTGCGCTGGACGCAATACCGCGACCGTAAATGGCGTTGCTCAGGTAGTCCCGGATGACGAGTGCCGGATTGTTGGAGTACCGGGTCTGGCCGTCGCGTGGGTCGTACAAAGTCCTGCCACGCACATCGGCGGTGATTGTGGGGAGGCCAGAGAAAGCGTTGCGGTCGTATTTGAGCTTGACGTACAGGTAGGCGCAGTTGGAAAGTTTGCAGGCGCTGGTCCACTTGGGTACATCGGCGGTTAGTGCTGCATCGGCTGCTTCACCGGGTGTACCTAGATGCTTGGTGACAGTGAGCAACCCGGTGAACTTGGCGTCCGTAGAAAGCACATCGTCCAAATAAACGTTATCGATCGCGGTCACTGGGCCTTCTGAGAGCACCAGCACCAGATGCAGGTATTCGTTGCTGCTGCCGGAAACTTCAATGAACACCCGTGTGCCACCCACCCGGCGGCGACCGTAAATCACTGGAATGGGGTCGACATTGCTCTGAGAGTTGATCAGGATGCCTTGCGCCTGGGCCGAAGACAGCGCTGACTGCGCGCTTGATGGCGAGTTCGAGCCGATCAGTGACTGCACCGCCAAGTTGGCAACACCACCGGCGACCAAACCGGTCGCCCCGCCGATGAAGCTGGCAGTGGCAAGCGATGCGCCAAGAACGTCAGCCGCTGCAGCCGTAATGCCCGACTCAATGACCATGCCAAGTACGGCATCGGCCACCACCGCACCAACGGCCTCAGACACCACCGATCCAACGATGGCTCCAATGACGATGCCTGCCATTACGCGACTTCCCTGCGGCGAACTACCTTGGCGTACATGCGCTCGACGTCCTGGTATCCCAGGTGTTCGAGCAGGCGACCGAAGTCTTTAGTCTGTTTGACGTGGTAATAAATCTTTTGCACACCCTGCCCGTCTGCACAAAGCTCACCAGCGCGTCCTCCATGCCCTTGAACGCATTGGTAAAGAGCCGCTCGGACTGGGCTGCCGCGTTGGAGACGGTGTCGATGTAGTTGTTCAGCGCCTTGGTAACGCCCGTCTCCCAAGAGCGCTCAGCCTCCCAGCGGGCTTCAATCACTTTGATCATGACCGCCGTGGATTTGACGGCCTCGTCGCGCAGGCGCTGTTGGGTATCCGCTGTTAATTTGGTACCGCTTTGCTCGGCATCCCAGATCTGCTGCTCGACCGCGAGGAAGTTCTTGCGCTTGACGTTGGCAATTTCCTGCGCTTGGGCGTTCATTCCAATCAGCTTGGTCTGGAAGATGTACTGATCGTTGGCCTGCTCCAGGCTGTGAGTAAAGGCATTGATGCGCTTTGTCTCATCGAACTTCTGCTGCGCATCGAATCGATCATTCACCGCCTGCACCAGAGTGGCTGTGGACTTGGTCGCCTCGGTGCGCAATCTCTGCTGCGCCTCTAAAGACAACTTGGAGCCGTTCTTTTCTGCATCCCAGATTTGTTGTTCAACAGCCAAGAGGTTTTTGCGACCCTCAGTGGCGAGCGCCTGATCGCGGGCGTTCAGACCAATCAGGGTATTTTGAAACTCGTACTGCTGGTTGGCCACATCCAGGCTATGGGCGAAAGCATCAATACGTTTGCCCTCGTCGATTGACTGGATGCTCGTCACCGTGGCCGTCACCTTGGCCATATCACCCAGTCGGCCTTCTTTGACCGCCAGCAGGCGGCCTTTTTCGATCATGGCCTCGTACTTGCCCAGTTTGTCTTTGATGGCTTCAACATTGAGCGAGTCCAAGTACGAATCGAACGGGCTGGTTTTGTCGGGTCGCTGGTCAGGAATAGCAAACGAACGCTTGGGCGACTCGACGGGCTTTTTCAGACCCGCATCACGCTGGGCAAACTGCTCGTCGAGTTTGGTGAGAAACAGCGGCGCGGTCCAGATCTTGACCATGTCCTCGTTGAAGGACTCGGCGTGGCTCTTGAGGTCTGAGGTCAGCGTTGCAAAGCGGCGCTTAACCGGATCGAGTGACTTTTCACTGATCATCTCTGCGCCAATGCCGTCCATGAAGGCCAGGACCGAAACGATGTCCGCACCGGTGGCAGCAATGGCGTTACCGGCAATGCGGACAATACGAACGCAGGCGTCAAAGATGTCGATAAAGGCAGCCACAGCACGCAAGCCTTCACGCGCCCAGGTCTCAATCACGTTGTCTTGCTTGAGTTGCTTGGCCGTGTCGTTGAGCCGCTCGGTCATGCTGCCTGAAGCCAGTAAGGCATCGGTGAAATCACGCATCACCGGAAGCAACGCCGAGGCAATGGTGTTGTAGAGCGACTTCTTTCTGCCCTCCAAACGCACGAGGTTCTTCTCGTACATGTCTGCTTCGGCTGCCATCTCAGACGTGACCTTGGCGTTGAGTTCGCCGATCTCAGCCAAGTCTTGCATGAACGGAAGCAGTTCTGCGCCGCGTTTGCCCAGCAGCATCTGGGCAGTGGCCACCGCCTGGGTGCTGCTGTCCATCGAGTCAAGCTTTTTGGCCAGATCCAGCATGACTTCACCCGAGTCGCGCAACTTGCCAGAAGAATCGGTGACCTCAACGCCGAGCGATTTGAACAAGTCGGACTGTTTTTGGCTGCCGCCTGCCGCCTCGAACATGGCTTTAGAGAGCTTTTGCAGCCCGCCGCCGACCTCTTCCAAACTGGTACCCGAGAGTTTGGCTGCCGACTTCAAGCCTGAGAGGGCTTCCACAGTTGATCCGGTCTTCTTCGCCATCTGGTCGAGTTCGCCCGCCGACGCAATCGCCCCCTTGATGCCATCGGCAAAGGCATCAAAGGTGTATGCCGCAGCCATGGCCATCACTGCGCCTTTGACCGCCTTCATGGCGGTTTCCGACACATTGCCGATGGTGTCCATGGCTTTCTTAGCCATAAACTCGGCCTTGTTCAGGTCGGATTCAAAGCGAGCGACATTGGCCTCGAGGCTGACCACGAGACTGGCGAGGGTTGCCATGGGGGATTTATTCCTTTTTGCCCAACAGGGCTGAGATCAATCGGCTGTGCGCCTCCGCATTTGGCGGTGCATCGGCAACTTTGGTGGCGGCAGGCTCTGCAGTTCGCAGTCCCGGCATGAAGTCATCGGCCTGGTACGCGTCCTGACCTTCGCGGCGGTGGACGTTGGCCAGCGTGGCGCAGACCTGGCCAAAGCCAAAGTCGGCCCGCATGTCCGGCAAGCCTTCCAGAGAGGCAAACGCCATCCACTCCGCTACCTGCTGCGAACTCAGGCTTGCGAGGAGATGGTCAGGGTGTTGGAATCCAAGGGCAAGGCAGAGTCGGAAATAGAAACGGCGCTCGGGACGCCGCTGGAGTTTTTTGTGAGTTCCTCCACATCAGCGCCGGACAGACCATTAAGCTTTTGCGCAATGGCAAACACCCGGTCCAGCGCCGCGCCAGATTTGGCACCGAGCAGATCAACTTCATCGTCGGTGAACAGACGCTGGCCACCTTCATCAATCACAGTCAGCCCCACCAGACGCGCACGCATATTGGTGAGATCAACCTTGCGGTCCTTGCCCTCGCCACGGACCATGCTGGCCTCGAAGGCATCACGCTCGCGACCGGTGAAGCTGCGAACACGCACGGAACCACCCCATTCGGGAACATCGACGTCCTCTGTTTGAAGGTCGTTTGCGCAAAGGATGGCGGATTTAGAAAGTAATGTCATAGGTACTCCAGAAATGAAAAAACCCGCCGAGGTTTTAGCCAGGGGCGGGTTGGTTTGCGGTCAAAGGTCAGCGTCAGGGGCTGACCCGGTTCGTCATAGATTTCGGGCTGCGTGATGCAACCTCAAAATTTCAACATCGTCGCCACGCACGCGGTAAATGGCGATGTAGTTCTTGTGCAGGACCAACTCGCGCGTGCCGGGGACGCGGCCAGCCCGGCCCATGCCTGGATGGGCCTGAAGTTTGGTCACAGCGGCCTGCAACTCCAGCACAAAGCTGGTGGCGCGGGTCGGGTTGTCTTTGGCGATGAAGCCAGCGATGTCATCCACTGACGCGAGCGCTGTCTTGGTCCATTTGATCGACATGAATCAAGCGCCGTATTTGGCGAACACTGCTTTGACCTGCTTGTCGGTTGCGAATTCGCCTGCATCGGCCTCCTTAATGCCTTCGTGAATGTCACGAATCTGCCAGGATTCACTTTGCACATAGTTGGTCAGCGCATCAATGGCCAAAAAGCTCTTGGTCCGGGCGGTGGCCTTGGCCAGCTCTTCGATCTGGTTGTAAAGCGCCTCGGGCAGACGTACGTTGATGGTTCTGGCGGTCATGGCGTAACACTCCTATGCATGTGTAATACAGTGCATTATCCACTTCACAAAGCCAAAGGTCAAGGTGGGCGGCCTCTTCCCTGAGCAAGAGACCTTAGGCCCAGGTAATTAAGCCCAGGTGATCGAGCCGGAAATACGCAGTTCAGCCGAGCGCCGGATCGCCTGATCCACCGCGCCTTGGCTGTTGAATTTCTTCACGTAGGCGGTGAAGGTTGCGGTGTTGCCGTTGGGCAGAAGTAACTTGAAGCTCTTGGCCACACCTGTCACCAGCGCAGTCATCAGTGCCAGCTGACCTGCGTCGCTGTTGTCCTGATCGACCTCGATGGCAAACGCACCCGGATCAAAGAGGCCAAGAATGAATTCCTTGGCCGTTGAGTCAAAGTTGGTTCGCTCAATCTCGGAGGCTGAGCCGTCAAAGCCGCTGTAGCTCTTGACGTTGGAAATCTTGGTCCACTGCACAGGCGTTGCCGTGCCGCCACTGGTGTAGGTCGTATAACCAGTCGCATCCAGTCCAGCGAGTGTCACGATCTTGGTCGTGGGTTCGATGTACTGCACAACGAAGCTGTTGCCGTTGAGCTGCGTGGTGCCAACGACACCAGCGATGGTGATCACATCACCCTTGTTCAATGCTGTGACCGCTGAGAGCGTGACCCGGCAAGGGTTGGTGAGCGAGACGGCAGTGATGGTGAGCGCCGACCCGGTGGTCGTGCCGATACTGACCGTGGAGCCTTGTGCTGAGATGGCGGTGCTTGGCATAGGTTTCTCCTAAAAGTTAGTGCCAGATCGAAAAATCCAAAATCACCCGGTGCAGCAATGCCTCGGGCTCGAATTGGTCTTGTTCAAGGAGCAAGACGTGGGTGATGGCGCTGCTTTTCATGGCAGCCTTGACCGTCTCGGCTAAAGCAACTGCGGCGGCGTAGGTGGTTTCAAAGCAGTCCACCTGCAGGCGGGTGTTTTCAATGGGTGCGCCGTCGGCCAGGGTGTTTTCTGGTGCGCTGGATACGCGGGCATAGACCACGTAGGGCTTTGATACGTTGTTGGGCGCAACGTTCGGAAACACCCTTCCCCCGGCCACACCTGCGAGGGCCGCGAAAAGGTCTTTTTGAATCATTTTTTGATCTACTTTTTCAATTCGCGTGCGGCTTGCTCTATGCGTTCAGCCAGCCGTGTCTTGATGGCTGTTAGCGCATCGTTTTTCTTCATGTCAAAAGCAGGCCGCAAAAAGGGGCGCGCGGACATCTTTACGGTCCCGAACTCCACAAAGCGCCAGTACCAGGCGTCCTGGGACAAGTTGCCCTTCTTGCCTTGCTTGCGGTACTTCTTGCCATGCCGAACCGTGACAAAGAAGGTCTGCTTGTTCTTGTTCGACAACTCTGGGATTTGTTTCAAAATCACCGAGCGCTTCAAAGTGCCGGGTGGTGGCTGGTCAGGCCCCAGATCGCCCGTGGCAACAGGAGCTTGCAACTTGGCTTCATCCCGGATCAGCTTGGCTCCGGCATAGACCGCTGCTCGCAAGCCGTTCTTGGCCACGCGGTCAGGCAACTCTTTCAAAGCCTTGGCCAAAGCATCAAGGCCCTCAATCTGAACGCTCTCGTACTTAGCCATCGTCCAGGCCCTCTGACGCCAGCAGCGTGACTAGAACATTGCTCTCGTCCTCGTTCAACGCCGCGTGGATGTTGAAGATCCGAGCTTTGTAAAGTGCGCGGTATCCAGATACCACCCGGGTATCGGTCAGACTTGCGAACGACTGCTTGCGGCGAACTTCTTTGGCTGCTTTTCCGTTTATGAAGCAGGTCAAGCCAAATCAGCGAAAGACCGCTTACAGCCGATGTTGTTGATCTTGCCGTCGCCGTTGAGGTCGTGCACCACAATGCCATCAGCCGAACTGATCCATCCGGTTTGCTCCAGAGAGCCACCGTCGTTATCTGCGTCGAACAGGACCGGGGCGTCTGTGTAGTTGGTGAGCTTGACGCCATCGCCGTTGAGGTCGAGCACCAGTGGATCGGTCGGGGTGAGCTGGAAATTACTGGCTGCAGCGTTGTTCAGACTGGTGCCATACAGGCTGAAATCCCCAAGAGTGGTTCCGCTGGTGGGAATTTTGAGGCCCATGCCGCTGGAGCGGTTGATGTTCAAGCCCAAATTGTCGTTGCCCGGACGCAGGCCGTCGGTGATGGCGTAGTTAATGATGGCCGCATTGCCGCCAACGGTGTTGACATCGCCAAGCAAGCTGTAGTCAACACTGGCGATGGTATCGGCGCTGGCGATAAGGATGCTGCCCAAACTGCTAGGTCCGCTACTGGTGCTGTCGGAGATGGTGTTCCAGTTGGCAACTGTGGCGTTGAGGGTGGTGAGGGAGTAGAGGTTGGTAGTCAGACCTGTTCCTATATTGCCTGCCTCAAAACCTGTCGTGTGACCTTGCAAATCGAACTGGGTTCTAACGATATCGCCTGTAGCTAACGTTTGGCGGCAGTCAAGTTGCAAGTTCCCTTGCGCATCGCGACTACAGGACAGGCTTGCCCCGAACTGATCTGTATAAATGATTCCCGCGGGATCTACGCCTCCTGCCGCACCTTGGCTTGTCAACGATTGAGATAGAAGCATGATCGACTCAACCAGAACGCTCGGCGCATCCACCATAGCAATCTTGGCCGCGAATGCTAAGTCCATCAACACTGCGTAATTGGATTCAGCGGTTGTCAAAATCGACCAATCCAGTGCCCGAATGTCTTGCCGAAGTTTCAAATCCGCTTGCAATATTAGTTGTGCCTCGTTGGCCAACCCTTTAGCAAGGCCATAAGATATGTCGTGATTCATGCAGGATATATCTATGGGGCTTGGGCGACCATTTATTATTACAGCACCAACAGTAATCATATCGGGCGTGACGACGTTAGTGCGCTGCCCGCCCGACCATCCTGGCCCGCACCAGTTACCAAAAGTTGGCACCCAAGTTTCAAGTTTAAAAGCTTTGATGCTATTCCATCCCCAGATGTTGTTTGTATCGGTCAT